TCGGCGATCGCCGCCGATGTCTATGACGATCCGACGGTGTGGCGCCCATTGGCGATCGCCAACGGCATCGAGGACCCACGACAGTTGCCTGCCGGGCTGGAACTCGTGGTTCCGCGGCTGCCGTACCGGGATCCGGCCACATCGAAGGTGTATTCGTGATGGCAGCACCGGCACCGGCCTATGCGCCGGACTTCCGAATCGCGATCAACGGCTCGCCGGTGCCCGCCGAGATGCGGGCCACCATCACCAGCGTGCGCTACGAGGACGGTCGCAACGCCGCCGACCGCGTCGAGATCGTGTTGGCCAACCCGGACCTTTTCTGGCTGCGCAAGCACATTAAAGGGATGGGCTTCGCGCCGTTTCCCACGCGGCTACCGGCGCTTCCCGGCCAGCCCGCTTCGATCACCCCCGAGGGCATCCTCGATATCGACAACACGCTCACGCTGGCGATGGGCTACGTCGGCGACCGGGTGGGACACATGTTCAGCGGCGAGATCACCGGGATCAGCGCAAGCTTCCCCAACGGCGGAATGCCGACTGTGACAGTGGTGGCCCACGACAAGCTGCACCGGCTCGGCGACGGCAAGGTCATCCGCGGTTTCGGGTTTCTGCCCGACTTCCTCACCGCGATGCTGCTCTCGGCTGAACACCTGATCATCCCGCTCATCGACCCGACGATCGTGGCGGCCTCGACAGTGGTTGCTGTCCTGAAGGCGATCTTCGTCGGAACTGGCCGCAAGCAGGTCGGCCAGAGTGATCTGGAGATGCTCGCCGACATCGCCAAGGACTACGACGCCGACTTCTGGGTCGAAGACGACGTGCTGTATCTATCCCGGTTTATCAAGGAGTACACCCCGTCATCGGCGCTGTCATGGCGAAAGTCGTTGCTGGACTTCAGCCCCCGGCTGACCACGGTCGGGCAGGTGGCAGGGGTGTCGATGAAGTTCACGCTGCGCGAGATCCCGTTGAGCTTCGTCGTCAGCGTGTTCTGGGACTTCGACCACGAACGCCTCGGCGTGATGGTGCTACCCGGGATCGCCGCCAAGGCCGGGTTGCCGTTCTCGGGCCCGAACTTCTCCATCGTCGATCAGCCGATCTCCTCGCCGATCGATCTGGCCGGCAGTGCGCTGCGCATCATCTCCGAACTGCGCGCTCGGCTGAACAAGCGGATGACGGGATCAGGTTCGTGCGTGGGGGATCCGGCGATTCGAGCCGGCAAATTGGTGCGCCTGGACGGACTGGGACCCGACTTCAGCGGCGACTACCGCATCAGCGCGGCCACCCATTCCATCGATTCCTCGGGCTATCAAACACATTTCGAGGCATTCCGGGAGCTGATTCCATGATCGAGGACACCATCCGCGACATCGCCGAGGGCATCGCCGGCACCAAACACAAGATCTACGGTGTCGTCACCGGCACCGTGATCGACCTGTTTGACCCCGCCGCGCTGGGCCGCGTGCAGGTCCAGATCGATGCGATCGACTCGCTCGATCTGAGCCCGTGGGCGCGGATCGCGACACCGATGACCGGTGTGATGTCGGGAACCTACTTCATCCCGTCGATCGGCGACGAGGTGCTCGTGGCGTTCGAACACGGAGATCCCAACGCGCCCTACATCATCGGCTCGCTATGGAATGCGCTACACCCGCCGCCTTTTCCGTCGCCGCTCATCCAGGAACGGGTCATCCGCACCCCGACGGGCAATCAGATCGGCTTCCGGGAAGTGCCCCCGGCGATCACCATTACCACCCCCGACATGACGCTGCAGGCCGTCGGCGCGCCGCCCGGGGTGACGATCGCCTCCAACGCGACGATCACGCTCCAGTGCGGGCTCTCGTCGATCGTCATGACCCCAGCGGGCATCAACATCTCCTCGCCCACCATCAACCTTGTCGCCACCACCGCCATCGTGCAGAGCGGCGGCAGCTCGACGGTCAACGTCACCGGGCCCGCCACCGTCACCTCCAGTGCCGCGGTGAGCATCACCGGCACTGTCGTGAAGATCAACTAAGGGGAATCCCAATGCCTTTCGCCGCACGCCTGCTCGACCCCACCGGCCACCCCGGCGTGGTTGCCGGACCGGGGGTGCCCACGGTGCTGATCATGGGGATGCCAGCCGCGGTCGCCGGCGACCAGCACGCATGCGCCCTGGCGCCGACCCCGCACCCGCCGACGCCGTTTCCCGTCGGCAGCCCCACCGTGTACATCGGCGGGCGGCCCGCGCTGCGCGTCGGTGATGTCAGCGGGTGCGGCGCCCCCATCCTGCTCGGCGCAATGACGGTGTTGATCGGGTGACCACGGTGACCTCTGTCGATCGCGCCTTCCTCGGGGTCGGGTGGGCATTCCCGCCGGCGCCCGCGCCGACGGGCGACGTCGCCATGGCCGCCTACGACGAAGACGTGCGCCAAGCCGTGCTGATCATCCTGAAGACCACGCCGGGGGAGCGGGTGATGCGCCCGCAATTCGGCGCCGGGCTGGCCGATCTGGTGTTTGAACCGATCACCACATCGCTGCTCGCGCTGATCAAGCACCGCGTAGAAACCGCGTTGATCCAATGGGAACCGCGCATCGACATCGATGAGGTGACCGTGACACCCAGCCCCGCCCTGGGGCGGGTGGACATCGACATCCGTTATGAGGTCCGCCAGACCAGCACGTTCTACAACCTCGTCTACCCGTTCTATCTGAGCGAAGGCGGCGGCCAGTGAGCACACCTGTCGATGTCCGCGGCGCAGCCGATTTCGAAGCGCTGCTGCACCAGCGTGTGCCCGGCTACCTGCCCGGCTGGTCACCCGAGCCGGGCGGGCCGGGCTCCGCGCTGCTCGCCATCGCTGGTCGAATGTCTGCGGTGGTGGCCGACCGGCTCAACCGCGCGCCGACGAAGAACATGCTGGCCTTCCTCGACATGCTCGGCATCTCACTGCTTCCCGCCCAGCCCGCGCGTGCACCCGTCAAATTCACGTTGCGCCCCGGCCTCGGCGACGCCCGCGCGCCTGCTGGTACTCAGGTCGGTGCCAGCGTCGCCGGGGTGGACGGCCCGTTGATCTTCGAAACCGAGCGGGATATCGCCCTGGCTGCAGCCAACCTAGCTGAGGTCGCCACCGTGCTTCCCGGCAGCGACCAATGGGCTTGCCATACCCGCGATTACAGCGCACAGCGGCCGTTCACACTCTTCGACGGGCTGCAGCCGACGGGGCACGAACTGTACCTGGCCCACGACGTGCACTTCGCTTTGCAGGGTCGCTGCGAGGTACTCGTTCAACTGGAGGTCGCCGCCAGTGGTGCACGGCGCATCGAAACCTTCTGGGAATACTGGGACGGCGACGGTTGGCGGCCATTCGCACCGTTTGTCGGCGCCACCACCGCGAGCGACTCCGACAGCATCGACGGCACCAACGGGCTGACCCGAAGCGGCACCGTCGTGCTTCGCGTCGACGGTGCTGCCGCCAAACGGCGTGTCGTGAATTGGGTTGACTCGTACTGGATTCGGGCCCGGTGCGCCGGTGCGCTCACACCGGACTACGCCGCACATCTGCCCACTGTCGACCGGATCCTTGTCGGCTCTGTCGTTGCCCCGCCGATCGGATCGATCACACTCACCCAAGGCCTCGTCCTTGGCGGCGGCATCCCGCCCGAGGAGTGGAAGCCGATGAAGACCCTGCAGTTACTCGCCTGCTACCCATTGAGCCTCAGTTCGGATCCGACGACAGCCTCAGCGACCATCACCCAACTCGGGGTCCCCGAGGAGACCGCCCACGTCGACACCCGCACGCTCAGCGGAGGCTACGCCGAACTCGGGCCCGTTCCCGCCGCCGCCGAGGGCCGCTATGCGTTGACCGTGCGCATCGACGGATTCACCAGCGGCGCCACCACCGTGCAGATGAAAAACGGATCGCCCTCGCTACAAGCGCTACTCGGATACAGCTTCGTCGACCGTCGACCGGACAAAGGAGCCGCCTCCGGTCTACCGCTAGACCTCACCAAGCCGTTCTATCCGTTCGGCGCCAGCCCGCAACCCGGCGCCGCCTGCTACCTGATGCTCAACGACGCGCTGAGCAAACCCGGCGCCAAGGTCACCATCATCACCGAAAAGTCGGACACCGGCCTGAGCGACTCCACGGCCACCACCCCCTTGCTGCCCAGGGTGGATGCCCAGTACTTCGACGGCGAGCAATGGCAACAACTCGCCGTGGACGGGCTGAAGCCGGAAGCCTTCACCGACGGGGACACCCTGCGCTTCACGGTCCCCGGCGATTGCGCGCCCACGCCGGTCAACAACGTCGACGGTTACTGGATCCGGTTCCGCATCGTCTCGGGCACCTACGGCCAAACTCGCGCCATCACGATCCCGAAGACCGCGACGTTCAACACCCGCGAAACGATCTCACCGGTCGTCGGCGCGCTGCGGTATGCCTACTACTACCACTCGGCCATGCAGGCACCCACCGCATGCCACACCTGCAACGATTTCTCCTGGGCCGATCACACCGCCAGCGTGCCCACTCGCGGCACCCCGTTCGCACCGTTCACCCTCGGCGCCGACCCGACACCGGCGGTGTACTTCGGTTTCGACGCCGAACTGCCCGCCGACGTGCTCAGCCTCTACCTCGACATCGCCGAGACCGAAGGGCAGGAATCCGGTCCCGCGCTGGCGTGGGAGTGCTTCGACGACGGCGACTGGCGGGCGATCAGCGTGGAAGACGAGACCGCCGCGCTTGCCCTGCCTGGGGCGGTGCGCATCGCGTACCCGGGGGTCCGCGCACTGGCCAGCCGACACGGGGTACAGATCGCACCAGACACGGTGCGGCCCACCGACGTCACCGTCTCCGGCCAGCTGCGCGCAGGTGATGTCGTCACCGTCGGCGACGACTCCGGCAGCGAACTGGCCGTGATCGCCACGGTGGAAAACGGTCTGATCACCTTCACCAAACCGACCGCGAAGAGCTATCCGCGGGCCAGTGTCAGCAAGACCGGACCCGCGCGCTTCGGCACCCCCCGCGCCGCGTGGATTCGGGCCCGCCTGCGCAGCGACGGCGAGCCGCCGTCCCGCACGGTCAACGGCGCACACCTCAACACCGCATGGGCCGACAACGTGCAGACCCGCCGAGACGAGGTGCTCGGTACCAGCGACGGCAATCCGAACCAAACCGTCGCATTGGGCTACAGCCCGGTGTTGCCCGGCGAACGCATCGAGGTGCTGGAGGTGTCCGGCCCGCGTGCCGCGGTCGACCTCGCAGATGTGCGCGACGACGTGCTCGCCCACGGCGGATCCGAGGACGACCTGCGGACAGTGACCGACCCGGCGGGCGCGGTCACACAGGTCTGGGTCCGGTGGGCGCCGCAGCGCAACCTCTACTTCTCCGGTCCCACCGACCGGCATTACACGATCGAACGCAGTCAAGGTCTGGTGTTCTTCGGCGACGACCGGCACGGGCGCATACCGCCCACCACCACCGACGGCATCAGGGCCAGCTACTACCGCTCCGGCGGCGGACGGGTCGGCAACGTTCTGGCAGGTGCCATTAACCAACTGCTGTCGGGCATCCCAGCCGGGTCGGTCATCAACATCGGGCCCGCCGACGGCGGCGCCGACGCAGAGACCCCGTCAGCGGTGCTCGCGCGCGGCCCGGCCTCGGTGGCCGCTCGCGGCCAGGCGCTCACCGCCGCCGACTACGAGGTCCTCGCGCGGGAGGCGTCACCCGCGGTGGCGTTTGCCCGCGCACTGCCGGCCACCGATCCGACAGGACGGCCGCGGGCCGGCTTCGTTCGGCTGATTGTCATGCCGGCATCGGCCGACCCGCGGCCCATTCCGTCTTTCGGTCTGCGCCGTCAGGTGGAGAACTATCTGCGGCGCCGCTGCCCCGCATCGATGGCCGGCCAGATCTACGTGGCCGCACCGGATTACCAGCCGGTTGGCGTGTTGGCCGAAATCGTGCCGATCGACCTCGACGCCGCCGGCCCGACAATCGATGCCGTCCTGGCGGCCGTCGGCACGTTCCTGCATCCATTGACCGGAGGACCGGAGGGCACCGGCTGGGCGCTCGGGCGCGATGTGTACCGCTCCGATCTGGCCAGGGTCATCGGCGGAGTGACCGGGGTCGACCATGTCCGCACCCTCGAGCTGCTCCTCGACGGCACCGCCCTCGGCCAGGTGGTGCCGGTGGCTACGGATCGCATCGTCGTCGCGGGCGATCTCACCGTGCGCCTCACGGGGGAGGAGTGAGCCGTGCCGCTGCCTCTGCCTGACCTCGACGACCGCCGCTGGCACGATCTCGTCGACGAAGCCACCTCGCTGATCCACCGGTACGCGCCGGGGTGGACCGACTACAACGTGTCCGACCCCGGCATCACGCTGATTGACCTGTTGGCGTGGATCACCGAGGCCGACGTTTTCGGTCTCGACCGGATACCCCGAACGCACCGGGAGCGTTTCCTCGCGCTGGCCGGCTCGGTGTTGAACCCGGTGAAACCGGCGTCCACGCCATTGGAGTTCGCGGTGGCCGGCTCGCCGATCACGGTGCCCAAAGGGGTGGTGTTGGCCGCCGTGACCGACGGTGGGCCGCCGGTCGGCCACCAGCTCAGTCAGACGGTGCAGGTACTGGGCTGTGCGCTCAGCGCCGTGCAGGTCTGGACCGGTGACGCCTTCATCGACCGCACGCACGACTGGCGCACCGCCACCCGCTTCGATGCCCTCGGGCCGGATCCGTCGGTCGGGGCGGCGCTGCTTCTCGGGTTCGATCCGGGCCCGCTGCTGGATCCTGTTGCGCGGCTATCGATGTGGCTCGACCTCGACGAGCCCGGCGCACCGACCGACGACACCTCACCGCCCGCGCACCATGGATCACGCACGGTCTGGGAAGTTCACGACGGATCCGGGTGGACCGCCTTCGGGGGCAATGTCGTCGACGACACCCGGTCGCTGACCCGACCCGGACGCGTCGTGTTGCCGTTCGGTGAGGTTGGGAACGCGCACAGCGTGCAGGGCGCGGTGAACCAGCCGCTGCGCTGGGTGCGGGTTCGCCTCGCGCAGGGTCGTTCCGACGTCGCCCCACGCATCGGCGACATCCTCATCGACGCCGGCACCGTCGTGCAGGCCACCCCGGCATTCGCCACGTGGCAGTACGCCGAGCCGGCCTACGTGCCGCCGCCGTCATTCGTGCCCGGCGCCCGCATCAACTTCGCCGTGCGGACCGACACCCGCGGCAAGATCGTCGAACTCGACGGCTCGGCGGACCCCGATGACCCGCGCGCCCTCATCCTCAGCCGCGCGTCCGGATCGATCACCTGGACGCTGCTGCACGGCGGTGTGTGCGACGGCGCACCCAGCTTCGAGGCCACCATCGCCGGAGCTCCGGTTGTCGGGGGATCTGTCGACGTGTGGACCGCCGACCTCTCCGGCAACACGCGCTGGACGGTGGTGGACACGCTGCTGCGCAGCGGCCCGGGCGACGATCACGTCGTCTTCGACCCGACCACGGGTGTGATCTGGTTCGGCGACGGCGAGCACGGCCGGATCCCGTCCGCCGGCTCCGCCGTCCTGGTTGGCGCCGACAGCACCGGTGGCGTCGCCGCCACCCCGGCCGCACGCACCGCATGGCGGCTCGATTCGACCAACCCGGTAACCGCGGCAGTGACCGCAAACGCACCGATTTCCGCAGCCGCGCTGAGCATTCGGGCGGGCCGGCCAACTCCAGCCCAGCCAGCCGACGAACTACAGACAGCAGAGGGGCGCGCCGCTGACGCGGTGTGGACACACGAACGCCTCATCGAACTGGCACCGCCCGGTGAGAACGCGACCCTCGACCAGCTCGACAGGACCGCGGTGCTGGCCCGCTCGCGTCCCCCGCGCGCGGCGGTGGACCTCGACTTCGAGCGCCTCGCCTTGCAGGTACCCGGCACTGCGGTGCTGCGGGCCAAAGCGTGGGCGGGTCTCGACCCGGCCTGGCCCTGCCTGGTGGCGCCCGGAACGGTGACCGTCGTGGTGGTACCGGGCCTGCCGGCCCGGCGGCCGACACCAACACCGGGACTGCTCGACCAGATTCAGCGCTACCTACATCCTCGCCGCACGCTGGGCACCCGGCTGGCGGTGACCGCACCCGACTACGTCGAGGTGTCGGTGCGCGTCGTGCTGGCCGCGCAGTCACGAGTCGATACCGACCGCGCGCGCGCCGACGCCGAATCGATGCTCTACACCTTTCTGAATCCGCTGACCGGGGGCCCGCTCGGCCGCGGCTGGCCGTTCGGCCGCAACGTCTTTCAAAGCGAGCTGCTGCGTCAGCTCGACCTGATCAACGGCGTCGACCACGTCGATGCGATCGAGTTGAGCGCTGACGGCGTCGCGAGCGGCTGCGGCGACATCTGCGTCGGGCCGTTTTCGCTCGTCGTCTCCGGTACCCACGAGGTGAGCATCCGATGATCCCGAGATTGGACCGCATCGACTTCAGGCCCGATCAATGCCTTGCCGGAGCCGACCTCAACCAGGCCTCCCGGCGGACATCTGAACTGCTGTGGCTTCACGCCGCGCGCGGCCATGGTGTGTGGGGAGTGGCCAGTGGCTACACCTGCGAATTCGACGTCGTCACCCGATCCGTCGTGCTCGGCGCCGGAGTGGCGCTCGACCGTTGCGGGCGCCAACTGATCAATTCCGCGGATCGGGTCGTGGCCGTGCCCGCCGTCCCCGCTGACGGCCCTTCCTACGTGCTCGACCTCATCGCCCGGTGGGCCGACACTTCGGAACTCACCGAGGGCTGCGGGCAACGACGGATGCCGGCCGAGCGGGTCGACCTTCGGTGGGAGCTCGCTGGGCCTGCCCGGGTGGACCCGGAGCCGCCCCCGCCGTACTCGCCGCGCGTGCGGCTGGGCACCGACGTTCCTCTGGCGCGGCTCACCACCGCCACGGCCAACGCCGCCGCCCGGGTCGACACGGGATCACGGCCGGTGGCCCACGGGCTGGTCCGGCCGAAGATCGCGACCGGCCGCGTTCTGCAATCAACGGTGCCGGTGCAGGCCAACGACAGCTACGCCGATTGGCGGATCCGGGTCAACACCACGGCGGCGGGTTTCGCGGCCGCGGCCTCGCCGGTCTATCTCGTCGCGCTGGACGCCCACCCCTTCGGCGACACCGCAACGCTGGCTGTCCGGGCGGACGCTCCCGGGGTGCGTCCGCCCGATCTGGCCGTCCGGCTGCAGTCGTGGGTGGGTCCCTTCGTGTCGATCGAATCCAAGGACGGCACCGGGTTCACCCTGCGGGTGGCGACCGCGACAACCGACAAGTGGGCCCGCGGCACCACGCCCCAAACGAATCCCGTCCCGGTGTCGTGGACCGGGATCGACACCCCCGACCCGGGGCCGTTCATCGGGTTCTGGACGTACTTGTTGCTCAACTCATCCCTGGCGGTGATCACGTGACCGATATCCCCAAGCTCAACCGTCCGGACTTCTTCGACGGGCAATCGCTTACCGCCGCCGACCTCAGCGCGGTGCAGAGCTACCACCAGGAGTTGCTGTGGCTGCACCAACGCAGCCTGCACGACTCCGGCATCGCGTCGGGTTTCACCGTCACCGGCGCAAAGGGTGACAGGGCGGTGACGGTGGGACCCGGTTATGCCATCGACACCGCCGGCCGGTCAGTGATCCTCGACAAGACAACGGTGTTCGACATTCCCGCCGTGGTCGCCGGTCCCAGCGGCGGTGCGATCACCTTCTACCTCACCGTCGCCTATGTACCCGACGACGAGCTGGCCGCGACGGTGCGCGCTGGAACATGCGGATCCAACGGCGCGGTGCGACGCGCCGAGCAACCGCTGCTGGCGTGGCGGGATCCGCGCGATGTCGCCGACGACATCGTGCTGTGCGCCATCAGCGTGGCCAACTGCAAGCTGACCGGTCCGGTCGATGTGTCGCTGCGACGCAGCGCGCTGCCCGAGCGCCAACCCTTCGTCTTCGCAGGACAATTCGTGCCGGCAGCGAACCAGTGGGCATTGTGGCGCGGCGGGGACACCGCGGACGGCCCGATCTTCGGGCTCAAGCTTGCCGTGAACACGAGCAAGGCCGGGTTCGCCAACACCCCCAAATACCAGGCCCACGTCGTGGGCAGCCGCACCTTCTTGAAACCGGACGACCCGGGCAAGGGCACGGCCGCCGCCGTCGACGGCTACGTCCAGATCAGCGCCGCCTCTGCTGACGGGTTCGAGCTGCAGATGACGCTGCCCAAGGGTGACGATCGGGTGAACCCCGAGTGGATCCTCGACAAGGACGTGCTGCCCGGGCTGCCTGGCCGAAACGTCTGGTACGTCAGCTGGCTGGGCGTGGAGATCTGACATGCCGACCGTCGACACCGAACGCGACCGCCTCGCCCGCTTCGCCAACCTGGCCGACGGGTGGCGCGGACTGACCACCGCGGGCGTCGAGGTCGGATCGGCCGGCGAATTGCGGCTGCAACGCATTCCCGACGCCGGCGCGCCTGTCGGCCCCGAGCTGGAGCCGCCTGCCGGCGATGGCCCGGCGGGATGCGCCTTGGACGCCTGCGGCACCGGTTACCTCAGTGAGCCCGACGCCGGCAGGGTGCGAGTGCTCAACACCTGCGTGCCCGTTCCCGCGATTGCCGAAGACGTGACGGGCGCGCGACCCACTGACGGCGAACTACTGCCCGGAAGCTTCACCACCCCGCGCGGTCTGCTGTTGGGTCCGCGCCACCGCCTCTACATCGCCGACGCCGACGCGGTCTTCGTCGTCGATCCCGCTACCGGTGCCATCACCGGCCGCTGGGGCGACGTGGTGGCGGCGTGGTGCCTGGCACGTGCCGGGGAATGGATCTATGTGCTGGATCGTGGCGGTGACGCGGGGACCGGCCGGGTGCGCCGATTTTCTCCCGACGGTGTCGCCGACGTCGCGTTCGGTGCGGCCCTCGCGACACATCCGGGCGACCCCGTCCGGATGGCCGCCGCCGACGACGCGCTGCTGATCGTGATGCGCGCGCCGGCCGGCGACTCGGTCCTGGCGCTGCACGCCGACGGGAGCCCCCGGACCGCACCGGCGTGGGCCGCCCCAGCGCGAGTGGACCGCGACGCCGTCAACGGCGATGTAGTCACCACCGCCGTCACCCGCATCGACGGCATCGCCACCGAAGGTCAGCGGGCGTACCTCGTCGACCACGCCCACGGCGATCTGCTGAGCTTCACGCTGACCGGCGAGTACATCGGCAGCAGCCGGCCAACTCACCCCGTGTCCGACGTGTGGGCCAGCGACCTCTACGTGGCGTGGTCATATCCTCGCGACACCGCGCCCCTGCTACGCCACGCGCTGCAGGGCGCCTGGCTGCGGGGCGGAACGTTTGTCTGCGGCCCACTGGACACCGCGACCGAACACGCCCGGCGAGAGCTGCGGGTCCGCTTCGACCGCGTCGCGGGCGGACACGTGCAGCTGTTCACCGCCGTCACCGCACAAGACGCACCACCATCGCCGCACACGATCCCGCTCGTCCCCACCGCCGACAGTGCACCGTGGTCCGCGGTGGCCGCCGACGTCGACGTCGCGCTGATCAGCGACCCGGCGGGGCCGCGGCTGTTCATCGGTGGTCTGCTCGGCGGCGACGGCACCGGCACGCCTGCGGTGCACCAGATCGCGGTCAGCGGCGCGTCGTCATGGCTTGACCTGCTCCCTGCGGTATACCGCGCGGATGACGCCGATAGCGACTTCCTGGACCGCTACCTGCGCCTGCTACGCAGTGTGCAGGAGGAGACGACGCAGGAACGCATCGACCTCGTTCGGCGCTTTGACCCGTGGACGGCCACAGACAAGCAAGCGGGCGCAACGGGTTCCAGTGCCCTCGATGATCTGGCCGGCTGGCTCGCCATCATCCTCGACGAACGATGGCCGCAGGATCAGCGGCGCTCCGTCGTCGCGAATGCCTTTGCTGCACAGGCGATCCAGGGCACCCTGCTTGGCCTGCTAGCTGCCATCGAGGAACGCTTTCCTGCGCTGCGTGTCACAATCAGCGAACCTGCCGAACGCGCTCATATCTGGTCGCTGGAACCGGAGCCGCAACCGGACAGCGCCGGGTGTGGCTGTGCGGCAGGCGGTCTGGGCTTCGACACGATGCTCGCCGCCGCCCCACCCGCCGGAGCCGTGGTCGGCGTCGACGCCGTCGTCGACCAGAGCACCCTGACCGGCGGCGCCAACGCCGGCAGCCCGCTGTTCGCCGACCTCGCACACCGCTTCCACGTTGCGGTGGTGCCCGAACCCGGG